GTGGTCCTTGACCATCTTAAAAATAATCGAATTGAGTATCTCATATTGGTTGCGATCGGACATCTTGTCGGAGCCACAGCGTTCCTCACTGAGAAGGCTGCAGGAGTGTGTGCGTGATGGCCAAGTACAATTACGGCAAGACCTTCACTCGCAATGGTAAGCTTATGCGTTACCGTTACACGAACAAAAAGAAGTCTTCGAAGAAGCTTGTTCGAGCACCGCTAAAGCGTAAGCGTACATATCGGAAGCGGTATTGATGACAACTGTCTGTGATTCTTGTGGATCAGACGATATTGACATTCGTCACCAAGATGTTCTCTTTGACAAGGAGAAATCTCTTGGAGTGGATTATTACACTGTTCATCATTGCATTTGTAATCAGTGTTTCACGGAGTGGGTAGAATGAATTATTCATATTTTGAGATCGGAGGTCAAATTGTAGAGTGCCAACAGCACAGCACCTCCATTCCATCTCCTTTACCTTCGGCGTCTTCGTTCCGGGGGGCCCCGACTGACCTTCCCGTTGCGCAGGTGCAAGCGCAACGGAAACAAAAGGTAGCGGGGGGCCGGAAAGCCGACCGTACCAGCATTCGAAAAGAATCAGCCAAGCTTATTGGCGGCGGTATGATCCGTGCTGGCGTTGCGATTTTAATGGTCCCTGATCCATTACCACTTGTGGATGAAATCGCTGGTTTAGCCTTAATAGCCGGCGGAGCCGGATTAGTCTATTATGGCGAAAATTAACTTCTTACTTGTTTGTATACCGAACTTGCTAAAAGTTATTTTTTGCTGGACAGGTCATGGCCGAGGAAAATACACCATGGAAGTGCACGATTTGCGAACAAGAATTTGGAGCATACACCCTCTGCGAATGCGGTGAGTGCAAGCCATGACTTTTAGTTCGGGCAGTGCGACAGGTTTAGCGATCTGTAAAGGAGCGTGGCTCGGAAGGCCTGACGAGGCCTGGAAGCACAAATGCGCCCGTTGGCTCGCGTGCCCTACCTGCGAAGGAAAGAGGGCTGGAAAGCGAGCACACGAGATGAAGGAACGGCTCAAAGTGGCAAGGCATTATCTTGGCAACGATATGACAGTAGGAGTATTGACCGTTACGTTACCTGGACAGAAACATGAATCGGGTATCCGATACAAGTCCCTGAAAGAGCAGTATGATTATGCTGTGTCCAGAACAACCTTGCCCGGTCTTCCGGGATGGCACTCGATGAGAGGAATGAACAGGTTGCTATGTGGTAAGCCGGACCACAAAGGGTTCGGAAAGAACAGTCAAGGATACGGACTGGGAGCAGATGGTGGAACTCATTTTATGGAGTTCACCTACAACAACAAGAAGAGTTGGTGGAATGTACATATGCATTCTCTGTTTTATGCAGCTGAGCCGCTCGACCGATTGAAATCGACGAGCAGACACATTGTCGATGGCGATAACTTGCTGATGAAGAAAGAAAACAAAGGAAGAACGAACGTAGGTTTGGCCCGGTTAGGATACGGGCCTCGTTACACTTTGGATTATGCGGACACGCACGAGATGGATCAGATTATCCGATACTCGTCAAAGGTTGCTTATGTTACAAAGCCGTTTAAGGCTCCTAAGCACAAATTCGGGGAAATTGAAGATTTTATGTACACGAATCCCCGATTATCAAGGCCTTTTGGTCGGAATCAATATAAGATTGATACTCTACCCGATGGGTATGGCGAAGAGAAATTACTCGAAGCGATCTAAGATTGAACCTGCAGTGTTGACTGTACCATTTGTCCTCCCGGATGGTGCTGCAACCTCAACGATTGACCTCAGCCAAGTGGCGAGTCTGATCAACCGTCGATTCTATCGACAAGGAATTAATTGGGCTGTAGCCGGTTTCAAAGTTATCTCTCCTGGTAACGCAACCGGATCCTTGAGCATTGCTCAACTACCAAACACGTGGGTTATGTCAAATGCATGGGAAAAATCCATGCGTACGTGGAACAAGATGAATCGTGAAGCCATGGCTGAAACCGAGTCTGTAAGACCGAAGTTCCTTGACTTCAAGATCTACGCAGATGGTGCTCATCACACTGCTGGATATGGTGGCAACCTTTTGCCAATTGATTTTGCTGGTGTTCCTGCTACTGCAGGTGAATGGGTTTCAAGCAAAGCAGTCGTTCCATTTGGACCGGCATCTCCTGGTAACACTGCTGAATTCGAGTTCATTGCAGTTGGAGCCAATTTCCCCGGAGCAGGTGGCTCAGGATTGAACGCAGTGTCCCTTATTGAGGGATACGCTGCCAGTCGAGGATTGCCTTACAATCCCGATCCAAACACGCCAGCTGATGCTGACGACGCCGACGGATCCACTCCAGAGAACTGGATGGCCGCAATCTTCAACGAAGGAACTGACCAAACATCTGAGGTCATTGAAGATATGCTCTTTGATAATAATCAACCTCCGTATCCTTTCGAAGGTGATGGTACAAACGCCGATACGATGTACCCCGGTGGTGCAAACCAACTTGCAACTTTGCAATACCACGACAGTGCAATTATCAGTGCAACCACAATTGGTGGCGTCACAACCCTGAAGGGTGGAAACTTTCCATGCGGCCTTATTCGGATCGCATCAGTGATTGATACTCCTGGAACAATTCTTCAGGTCAATCTCGTCCCGGGTAACCATCGTGGTTACCTTTGTGAATCTATGACGGAGATGTGATATTATGACACTACCTACCGGAACTGAAGCAGCTGCATCTGCAGCTGTTACAACTGCAAAAATTGTTGTGGTCCTTGACCATCTTAAAAATAATCGAATTGAGTATCTCATATTGGTTGCGATCGGACATCTTGTCGGAGCCACAGCGTTCCTCACTGAGAAGGCTGCAGGAGTGTGTGCGTGATGGCCA